TGGTTTCGCAAAATCGTTGTATCTTTGCACCGTGATTAAGAAACATAAGTTTAACCGCCTGTAAGGTTTACCCTACAGGCTTAAAATAATTGATATATGGAACATAGTTATTTTAGAATCACATTGAAACAAACCGACAAAGTTACGGTTTTTATGGTACGTTCTGACAAAGTAAGCGAGTTCTTTAATAATAAGATTTATTACTTACAGGGCGATTGTTCAATAACTGTAAAAGGGCGTTTTCCAACGTACAAAGATTCTCGCAAGTGGTTTGTGATTACACCAACAGAAAATAAATAAGTGATATGAAAAAGATTAAGTATTTTAAATTGTCTGAGTTCATCAACTCAGCAACCGCAAAACGTTTGGGCATTGATAATACACCAACGTTTGAAATCGTTGATAACTTAAGTCGTTTGGCTGAATACTTAGATACCATTCGTGAAAAGTTGGGTAAACCTATCTTAGTTAATAGCGGATACCGTTGCCCGATGCTTAATAAGGCGGTCGGGGGTGTTGTTAACAGTCAACACCAAAAAGGTTTAGCCGCTGATTTGGTTTGTTCTGATATGGAATCTTTGGAAAAGGTTCTCAGAGAAACAGGCGGTTTTGATCAACTTATTAAAGAACATCGTAAGGGGTCTAAAAGTTTTTGGTTTCACGTTTCAGTTTGCAACCGTAACGGCAAACCACGTAACCAAATAATAATGAACTTAGAAAAGAAATAAAAAACAGGCGGTAACAATTTACCGCCTGTATTCTTTTATAAATAAACGCCTGTTTCCAACTGATTTATAATATCGTTGTACTCATCAATCAACAAATTTGCAGAATTCAAATTCACGTTTTCAAACTGTGCAAACCCTGTAACGTCTTTAACTGTCACGTTTTCCTGTGTGTTGTTAACAGGAACGTTTACGGTTAAATTTTCAGTAATTAACACGTAAGGTTCTAAACCATACAAAATTTGTTCGTTCCATTGTTCACCACCAACAACATTTAAATCTGTGCCCAAACGGTAAATAACATCACGTGACAAAGAAAAACTTTCAATTTGGAACGTTATACCATCGCACGACAACAACGCTACTGCATCACCTGTAATTACGTTAACTTTGATAGACAAATAAACCGTTTTACCGATATAATTACTATCAATAGAAACAACGCCACGGCACGGGATAAACATTTGAATCTGTGCGTTATAGTCTTCATTATTGCCGTTTGCGCCTGTTAGTTCAACGTTGCCAAAATCAAGTAACATTATATCACTTTCGGGATATTTTACCTTTATGCCCGTGTTGTAGTTACCGCATTTCAAAACATCGTCACCGCCGACAGGAACAGGAGCAAATATTCTTTTGATACGGTTTACATATTCACCCAAATTCACCTCAGAATAAGTTGTGCCCGTATCACTTTCGCCCGTTGGCTTAAAGAAACGTTTCTTTGCGAACTCGTCTAAGTTTTCCAACGTAACGATATAAACGTTTATTGCACCGTAATTTTTAATCGTTGGCGGCTGTATGGCATCGGCATTCGCATAAACCGTTAAATCGGTTGCACCCGATGTTAAATTAAACGTTACTGCGCCCGTTTGCTTATCTTCTGAAATTGTGCCGTTACTTACAACTGTATCACCGTTGTTATTAGTGAAATGTGCCTGTATCTTAGTTAATTCCGCATTCGGCTTCGCTTTGAAATTAAATGTGTAACTTTGCCCCGTCTTCACTTTTACGGGTTTATCGCCCACAATTTCACAATTTGTTAAACTGTAATCTACTGCAATATATTCGCCTAACAAATATTCACCGTTTATAATAACCGATTCGGTTGTGATAGGAACAATAATTGTTGCCGTTTGGTCGTTAACTGTCATATTGTATGTTTCACCCCCGTAAGTTATTGTAGGTGTACCGTTAAACATTCCCTGTGCCGTTCCCTCAACTGTAACGGTGTAATTTGTTTCACTTGCCACCGCTTTTGCAGTAGTGTTTGCAATATTGTTCGTTATTTGCAGTTCCTTTACACCCGAAACAAATTTACCTGATATTGAAATTCTGTCACCGCTAGAGCAATAAACAGTAAGTGTTGCAACGTTGCCCGAAACGTTAAACGGTTTATTTAAGACCCAATCACCATCCCAATTTTGATACTTAGCTTTTAAATCGGTAAATGTTCCATCACCGTTTCCCGTTACCGTTATATCGAAATGGTGTGAATCTGTTCCCTGTTTGTCGGTTATTGTAACGTCACCCGTTAAACCCGATGTATCATAAGTTAGTAAAGTTGTAGGTGTTGGTGGTTCGGGTGCTGCACCCTTTTCAAACTTACCTGTTATTGAAATTCTGTCACCGCTAGAGCAATAAACAGTAAGTGTTGCAACGTTGCCCGAAACGTTAAACGGTTTATTTAAGACCCAATCACCATCCCAATTTTGATACTTAGCTTTTAAATCGGTAAATGTTCCATCACCGTTTCCCGTTACCGTTATATCGAAATGGTGTGAATCTGTTCCCTGTTTGTCGGTTATTGTAACGTCACCCGTTAAACCCGATGTATCATAAGTTAGTAAAGTTGTAGGTGTTGGTGGTTCGGGTGCTGCACCCTTTTCAAACTTACCTGTTATTGAAATTCTGTCACCGCTAGAGCAATAAACAGTAAGTGTTGCAACGTTGCCCGAAACGTTAAACGGTTTATTTAAGACCCAATCACCATCCCAATTTTGATACTTAGCTTTTAAATCGGTAAATGTTCCATCACCGTTTCCCGTTACCGTTATATCGAAATGGTGTGAATCTGTTCCCTGTTTGTCGGTTATTGTAACGTCACCCGTTAAACCCGATGTATCATAAGTTAGTAAAGTTGTAGGTGTTGGTGGTTCGGGTGCTGCACCCTTTTCAAACTTACCTGTTATTGAAATTCTGTCACCGCTAGAGCAATAAACAGTAAGTGTTGCAACGTTGCCCGAAACGTTAAACGGTTTATTTAAGACCCAATCACCATCCCAATTTTGATACTTAGCTTTTAAATCGGTAAATGTTCCATCACCGTTTCCCGTTACCGTTATATCGAAATGGTGTGAATCTGTTCCCTGTTTGTCGGTTATTGTAACGTCACCCGTTAAACCCGATGTATCATAAGTTAGTAAAGTTGTAGGTGTTGGTGGTTCGGGTGCTGCACCCTTTTCAAACTTACCTGTTATTGAAATTCTGTCACCGCTAGAGCAATAAACAGTAAGTGTTGCAACGTTGCCCGAAACGTTAAACGGTTTATTTAAGACCCAATCACCATCCCAATTTTGATACTTAGCTTTTAAATCGGTAAATGTTCCATCACCGTTTCCCGTTACCGTTATATCGAAATGGTGTGAATCTGTTCCCTGTTTGTCGGTTATTGTAACGTCACCCGTTAAACCCGATGTATCATAAGTTAGTAAATTTGCCATAATTAAACGTTACCTTTAATAGTTACCATAATAATACTACCTGTTTCGTTCAACAACCCTTTATTCGGAAAATCTAGTTTTCTGATATTCGGGCGTGCATCAACCACGTTTGAACGGTTTGAAAGATATTTGTTACCGTTTTCACTTTTCGTTAACGTTGCAGTACTGTTTAAGATAATATCCTTATAAGTAAACAGAACGTCAACACGCAAACGAACTGTGCAAATATCACCGTCTTGTTGTTTCTCAGAAACGAAATAATAACGGTTCAAACTTTCGATGTAAACGTAATTGAAAGTTACAGGCGTGCGAGTTCTGAAACGTACTACAGGCGTTAAAACATTAAACGTTGCATTCAACACGCCCGTATATTCTTCGTTTGCCTGTAAGGTCTTGTTTACTTCGTTTGGTTTTCCGTTGTAAACGAAAGTTTTAATTTTAATCATACCGCAAAAAGTTAAAAAGGGTGTGCCCTGTGCTATCAACTACAGGAAACACACCCCAACAGTTAAACAACCAAATTAAGCGACAAAGAACACAACAAAGTTTTCGTTTGTGTCGTTGAAGTAGCCAGCATCGAATTTGTAGTAATTGTTGAAAAATTCTGCTTTGGCGTTGTAGTTGGTTGTTACTCGCTTATCTAAGTTTGTAACACCGAGAGCGTCACGGTCAAACATCACACCCAACACGCCATCGATAGAAACGGTTGCACCGCTTGCAGATTTCACATCTACCTTTGAAACGTTGGCGAAAGCGTAATCTGTGCCCGATGCTTGCCAACTTGCAACGGTTTCAGCCTGTGGCAAAAGAACATTCTCATTATGGAATGTGTCAGCATACAGGTAGGTTTTTGCTGCTGCTGCAAAGTCAGACAAAAGAACGGTGTGCAAAACGTCTTTTGGTGTGAAACGCTCCTTACCGCCAACGTTGAACAAAGTTGAAATGGTTTGCAAACGGTCAGCATACAAACCCATCATATACGCGGCAAAACGGATAAAATCGGGTGTTGTTACCGCAACATTTGCAGCCAGCTGAGCACTTGTCTTCTCGTTGTAAAGTTTCAACAGGTTAACACAACGAACGGTTGATGCACTCGCATAGTCAACATTTTCTTTAGTTGATGGTACAAAACCAAAAGCGGTCTTGTCGGCATCCAACGTTTCGGCAATCATATTGTTAATCGTACGCATAATAAGTGCGTCGGTCTTGATAGTCATTGACTTTTCAACTGCTGAATAAATCATTGACAAAAAGCCGTTCAACTGTTCGGCGCTGCTGAAAGATTCCTTTACCTGTCGTTCTGTGATAGAAACGGGCACCTCAAAAGTTACCTTTGAGTTAAAGAACTTAGCGGAAACGGTCGGTTTGTGAAACACGTCTTGTTTATATTCCTTACCGTCAGTAAGATTCCACGTGTCGTTCTCTTCTGCGTTGGGAACGTCAGCGGAAATTTTTTCCAATACAGAGCCAAATTCCCACGCATCCATCAAAACCGACGGAACTTTGCCACTGTAAGGGCGGTTAACGAAAATCACTTTGCCGATGTGGTTTACAAGTGATTTTACGTAATTATCAACGGCATTCTGATTAAAAATCTCGTTGCCTAAATCTACAACACCTGTAAGGTCTTCGTGTACTAAATCGGTTTTACCGAGTACTTCTTCCGAAACGCTATTAATAAGCGTATAAATTTGTTTTACTTCCATTTTTATAAAAATTAAGTATTAATAAATATCTATTGTTAACTCTTTTGCAAGTTCTGTTATCACTTGCGTTTTGAAATTAGTTTTGCGCAAACTCATTTCTTTTTGAATAATTTCACTAACAGGAACGCTAGACGGAACACCGTTTTTAACAACTGTTTTCGTGCCCGTTTCTTTTCGGTTCCCTGTGGAATCTCGCTGCTGCTTTGTGTCATTGCCAAATTCTCCATCATTAAATGTAACACTTGAATCTACAGTGTTGTTATTGCCTGTTTCGTCAACGGTGTTATTTGTTGTTTCCGTTGTCTTTGACGTTACAGGGTTCAACACGTCATATTCGTTATTAAACACTTGAATCTGTTTTTGCCATTCATCAAACTTCACCGTGATAATGCTTTTAACAATATCGGTTGCAGTTTCGTTTGTGACTGCCTCAACTAGAGTTCTGTTTCCATATTTGAAAAGTAAATCAATATCAATTAATTTCGGGTCATCTTCACCGAAAATTGATTTGTACAAAACAGGAAACAGGGGCGCAAAGATTTTTTCAAACAAACCATTTTCACCCGTGAAAAGTTCATTAAGTTTCATCTTCTTTCTCTTCTTTTTCTTCTGTTTCTTCTGTTTCTTGCGTTTCTTCTGTTTCTGTTTCCGTTTCTTCTGTTTCTTGCGTTTCTTCTGTTTCTGTTTCTGTTTCTTCTGTTTCTTGCGTTTCTTCTGTTTCGTTTTCCTTTACAGGGTCAACGTCTTCCGTTTCGGTGTGGTTGTGTCCGTTTTCTGTGGCTTTGAGCAACGATAAATAATTTTCGTGTTCAATTTTCCAACTAGACCCCAAAGTTACGGTAATGTCTGTACCGAACATTTCGTTAACTCGCTTAACACCCTCAACACGTTCTGTTAACATTGAATCAACATAAGGCATTAACGCATCTATATTCATAGAAACCTCTTGCGTGTTCAGACGTTCACGTTTCATATTATAGTTTGCGTTCAACCCCAAATCGTTAAACATTGACGCTTTATAGTACTGCAAAAGTTCTATTAACTGCGTTATCTGTTGGTTACTCTGTGATGGTGGTGTTTGCATATTAACACCTTTGAAAAAGGCATTTTCCCCGATTACTGAGAAATCACCGTTCAAAATCTTCTGCAAAAAAGATTCTGCGCTTTGTTTGGTTTTATCATCACTAGCAGAAATAAGCATCGTGATTCTAGTTAAAATACTAGTCAAATTAAGCGTTATTGTTGCATCGGTATAAAGAACTCCATATTTGCCAATTAACGGCAAAAGTGAATCTGCAAACGGTGTGTTGTTGATAACGACAATATCGGAATCAATTTTAAACGTTTTGTTCAAATTCAACCACGGGTTTGCGACAACGTAATCTTTGCCGTGATAATAGGCATCACATTCGCCACCACGTGTTCCCTGTAATGCATACAGTTCCCCGTTAACTTCTGCTATTCCAACGTTACCCGATGTTTGCAGAATCTTTTCAAGTTCAACGGACGGCATCGTTTCGGGTGTGCCCGTATATTCAAACATCTTTGAAGTCATACAAAGAACTCGTTGCATAAACGTGAATAATGCAGAATCTTTGTTTTTAACTTCTGTTTGATACCTGTTATATAAGTTTTCTTTCTCCATTATTTAACAAGTGTTTTAATTAAGGTACAAAGTTCTGTTAACACCTTAGTGTTACTTTGCACGGTTTCGTTTAACTTGTCGGTTTCATGTTGGTGACGTTCATTCTGTTTCTCCATATAGAAGAAAAGTGCGATACACACCGCAACAGGAAAACCCACGTTACTAACTAGCGTTGTAATTGCGTTTATATCCATATAGCAAATTTAACTTTGTTATTTTACGATGCAAAGATAACAATATTATTTGATATCGCCAAATAAAACGGGGGAAAATGTTTCACGTGAAACGTTTTTTAACCCCCGTTAGCAGATGTTAAGTAATAATGTTACTTCTTGCACTTGCCATCAAGTAATTACGCACAATTTCACCGATTTCGTTATTTTGATAAAATACCTTATCGGTTGCGAAATACTTCGTTATCTGAGATTCTACAAACGTTGCATTGCTCAACAACTTTCGCTTATAGTTCGGTTTGCCGTTCATTTGCAACGAATAAATCAAACTGTTTTCTGTGTCCTTAATCGGGGTTGTTTTATTGTGAATGTAAATGAAGTTATTCACCCCCGTTTCTTCGTCTTCCAACTGAATAACGTTGCCCTGTAAGGTCATTTCGTTAAACTGAATGTAGAAGACAAACAACACGTCATTCGGTTTGTATTTTACAGGCAAATGGGGATATACTGCGAGTTCCCATTTACCGCCTGTAATCATTTGCAAATTCTCATTGTCGAAACAAAAGTATTTGTTACTAGCCTTATGTTTAACAATCGTGCTGCAATATTCTACTGCAACGGTTGCCCCGTGCTCACCGAATTTATAAATATCTATTGTGCCCTGTTCCATCGCACGAACTTGTTTCAATCCCATTTCTGAGAAATACGGGCAAAACTGATTCACGGTGTTACCCAACATAAAAACCTTAACATCGTTTCTTTGTCGAATAATCGTGCTTAACAGGTTCATATATAACATAAATTCATCGGGTAAATAATAACGTCTTGTTAGGAACTCATCAAATACCACTGTTGTTATATTCGGGTAACTGCTAGATTTTTCGTGTTCCTGTTCTGATAAACAGAAACCGAAACAAAACGGTACACTATCGGGCACACGTTTCTTTGTTTCTGCATCGTAAGACGAAAGAAACCATTTTCCCGAAATATAAAACACTTCGTTAAATTTACCGCCTGTTAGTTCCTGTATCACGCCATTTGCAACGTGATTCGCAAACAAACTTTCGGCACGTTTTCCCCTCAAGTCTTCACGCCATCTGCGAATATACGCCATTTGCTTTCCTGTGCGCAAATATTCTTTGATTCCATACAATAACGTTGCATACGTTTTACCGTTGGAACGTTCACCAAAAATAACGTTGTAATCGGCATTCTTTGATAAAATGCGATTCAACGTGTAAAATTTCGGTGTTTCTGCCTTTTCTTTCTTCTGTTTCATAATTATTCTTTCTTTAGTCTGATTCCCATTAAATAATTAATATAAAGAACTGATAGACTTAAAGTGTACCCTGTTGGTTCTAAGTGAACACCCGTTAACGTGTCGTAACTTGAAACCGTACCTTTGTAATCTTTTATAGTTCCCGTTTGCTCATAATCAATATAGGTGTGAATGTTCTTACCTGTTGCCGTTGGTGGTATATCCAGATAATTTGTGAATGCATCAAAGATTCCACTTTCACCAAACGTTTCTAACATATACGGGATAGCAGATTTTTTGTTAACGCCCGAAACAGTCATTGAGTAATCGTAATCTTTGCCGTTTACTGTAAGGGCGTTTTCTTCTTGTACCATATAGCGTTTTGCGCCTAAAGTTTTGAAACGGGTGTAACGCCCCTCATAATCCCAAACCCCCAACGGTTTTGCGATTCCCTTTATCGTGACGGGTTCAACCTTTTCAAACGGTATTTTATGATGCTTACAGGCTGCACGTAATTTTCTTTGCGCTAAATCGTTGTAGGCTTTGAAATATTCTTTGTGGGCATCACCGTTCATAATTTTAACGGAATCGGTATCACTGTATATGTAATCGTCACCACATTCTGAAATACCCGTAAAAAGGTTACGTCTAGCATAAGCGGTAACATAAATACCCCACGGATAAAACAAAAAGCGGTTTTTACTATCATTGTATTTATTTAGCATTTTTAACTGCTTTTCGCCTGTAAGATGTTCAATATCCCACGTTCCACCATCACACAAAATTTCATCACGCAACGGGTTTGTAACACACATACCGTAACAACTGTTTAGCATTTCTTTGCTATTCAAATACTCAACCTCTTTTCCCTTTACACCCTTTAATTTTGTTTTCATTTCATACAGGTGCAAAATAGATTCTACAAATTCGGTCGGCAAATATTCTTTGCGGTAACAAATCATTCTACCGATTCTTATTTGTTCCCACGTGTAAAACTGTGAAAACACTTTGTAATCTATTTCGGTAATGGTCATACATATTTTCTTAGCACAAACTAAACGCCCGTTGTTTTCGGAAACATTTTCTTTCACGAAACATTTACTAACAGAAATTGGATTCTCGTTTTCTGATTTCGCAAAAATGTTTGCTATCTCTACATCAAACACGCAACAGAATTTACTGCACATAAACTCAAATTGTTTCATCGATTTAACAGGAACAACAACACCCGTGCTCATCGGAAACTTTTCTGAAACCATCACATACGGGTAACTACTAGTAAAATCGTAACTATCTACGTTTTCTATAACTTCATCGGTATATTTTGCGTTGGCATGTGTAAAACCGCCCGAAAACGCCCGTTGTAACATTGCAAATTCTTCCATACCTGTTATATTCAAAGAATGAATCTTATCAATATATTTAAAGTTTGGAATCGTTTTGCCTGTTTCGTCAGTTATTTTAAAACATACCGAACGGCAATATTTACGCACAAACCCCGTTTTTGTAATCGGTAAACGTGTTATTCCTTTGTAATGTTCGATTAGTTCCTGTACGTAACACATCACCACTTTTATATCATTCAAGCAATAACCAATTTCTTTTTGTGTTAACGGTGTTCTACTGTGGCGTAACAAACTGTAATCTAAATCACCTACCAGCTTTTCACATTTATATTTGTGAAGTTGTTCACCCAATTTCGCCAACGAATAACCCGAAAGCAAATAAGAACATCGGAACTCTAGACCCGTTTTTGTTACACCGTAAATCGGTTTACGTATATCTATTGAGAAAACTTTTTCCCAATCTAGCATTTCACGGAAAAATTGAAACTCATAAGCCAAATTGTGAACGTATATGATAATGCGTTTCTTTGGGCAAAGTTTCAATATATCCACGATTTCGGATAACATTTGCAAAAATTCCTCCCACGTTCTACCAATTATGCAAAAACCGTTTATTCCAAATTGCCAAACATACATTAAAGAACATTTTTCCATTTTGGTTTGATTACCACCTAATTTCATATAACGTTCATAACTGTATGTTTCCCCGTCTTCATCCCTGTAAAATGAAGTCGTTTCAATATCGAAAGATACAGGCACGTTTAAGAACTTTTCGCCCTTATTGTTGCCTGTAAAATTCTTTTCATTCACCGCCAACGATAAAACCTTTGCAATATCTTTAGGCGTGTAAACTTCTGTATGCAGTTCAAAGGGTATTTTCTTCATTATAAACCAAATTTTTCAAATTCTGATAGAATCTTTTTTAAAGGTTCATCCGTATTAAATTGGTCAACACCATTCACAAAAGCCTCAGAATTTGGGTCTTTTTCTATTTGTTCGATGGCAGCTTCTAAAGCGTTTTCAATTTTAACGGCATCATCTTCGATTTGGTCGGATACGTCACGGGATTCCTGTTCAAGTTCACCCGTAAAATCTTTGTATTGCATTAAGTATTGTTCCAAAAATCGTTCATCGGAAACACTTGCAATTTTACCAATCAATTTGTCTTGCATCAACTTAAATTCTTTGTCGTTTAAGCTGTAAGACTTCTTTAAATGGTTTGAATATTCACGTGTACCACTTGCCGTTGACGTTGGTTGTTGCAAGAACGAAATAGCCTTGGAGTATTCAATTTTTAAATCATTCCAATCGTGATTCATTGAAAACTTTGTGAAACCTTTAATGTCACCTTTATTTAATGCAACAACAGCTGGCGAAACAAAACCCGTTTTTTCTACGTTCTGTATGCGCCTGTTAGCCTGTTGGAATACACGGGCAATTTCTTTACGCAAATAGCCACGGGATTCAATCGCTTCCAAAATTTGTCTATCAATGTGAATTTTTACCGTTGCTTTAAACGTTCTTTTTGAAAACCCTATCGGATTTAACTTTGGCATAACATAAACACTTTTAAATGAAACAAAAAACGGGGGTAACAATAATTTTAATTACTGCTTACCCCCGTGACGTTATCCACCCCTTTACCCTACAGCTACTTATCTACAAAGGTAATACCGTAACACTTTTTGGCGTGCGATTCATATTCATAAATACGGTAACCTACTTTGTTCGCTTTGATGGCTTCCACCGCATCACTATTAGCGAGAATATCTCGCACCGTGTCACCTGTGAACTGTGGCAAATTCACAAGACGCTTCTTTTCTGCGTCAATAATTACGGGTGAATCGCCCAACTTTGATTTGTGAACGTACATACCATTAATAGAGTGTACTACATCAACGCCACCTTCTTTTTTACTGTGGAAAATGTCGGTTAACTTCACAAATGGAAAATCGGTCGTGTCAATACCGAAACTAGTCTTATTGAAATTGCTAGCAAAACTATAATCTTTAGCCATAACTTTACACTTTTAAAACGTTAAACTTCTGTATTACTTTACCTCATTCACACCGTTTGCTGCTGCAAACTCGTTCAACCACTTCTTAAAACGGTTCAACTTGATAACTGCTTTATCGTCTTTTGCTACTTCGTTTGAAGTCATAAGAGCGTTAACACTAGTGATACAGTTAAAAACAGTCTCATTAAAATTCTCATTCATAATTACCTAATTTAAATTGTTAAACTTATGTTTCTTAATCACGGTGCAAAGATACAACGATTTTGCGAAACCA